AATATTCCATTAGTAGTTTTATTAGCAAACTCAACTTGAGCTTCTAAAACATAAGATTCAAAAGCATTTATATCTAAATTATCAAAATCTGTACCAAAATTTTTAATAATTTTTTCTTTACCTGCAGGATGTAAAGGCGGTTCTATTCTTGTTGCACATACAACTTTACCAGGCTTTAAATGTTTTAATATATTTTCTATATAATTAGGACCTATAATCATATCTGCATGTAATATACCAACTACTTCTGTCTCTGCTAAGTCTATTCCTATATCATAAAGAATAGTATGCCCAACTCTTTTTGTAGATTTATATATAGCAGTAATATTATCATCTTTTATTGAAGATAACCAGCTTACCGTATTATCAATAGATCCATCATCTAATATAATAATTTTACAATCAGATGCATGGGTTTTTATACTTGCGTATACATTTTTTAAATGTCTTAAGTTATTACTAGATGGTATAACTAATGTAACTTCTTTTTGTTTTAACATAATTTTAATTTTAATTGTTGTGATTTTTTCTTTCTAATATCCAATTTAAAATCCCCTAGTTGGTATACTCCTAAATCTTCAGAATTATTATGTATTAAATCTTGTAAAGATTCTAATAATGATTGAAACATATTTTCTTGTTTAATCATATCATTAAAATCAGCAATTAATATAATATCATCATCTAATTCTTCTACAAATTTTGATTTTATATCAAAAGCAGTATAAGGTTGAATATAATCACAATAAGATTTTGAATCAATATCTACTTTAATATGATCAAAATATGGTTCGATGCTTAATATTTTTTCACTTTTACAATTTTTTATTTCTATACCTATATTATATTTAATATTGGGTATTGGTTCTAATGTATCTGATTGTTTTAAAAATCCACCCCATTTTCTAATATATTCATACATAGATATGATATTATTTTTATTCCAATCTTCACTTTTTGTTTTAAAATCTTCCATTTTTTCTGCATGTGCAAATTGGCCACCTCTACATGTTAAATGATATACCATTGCTGACCATGATTGAATTAAATCATATCCTTGTAATTTAAATCTTCTAAATAAATCTGCATCTTCAAATACTGATTTAAATATAGGATCGTGTCCTAAGTGTTGATTTCTACGTATTAACCATGGAGCAAAAATACTTTTGGTTATTTTATTACTTTTGTTTTCTTTTACAAATTTATTAAATTCTTTAATTTTTAAATCTTCTGGCCACATACCGAAATCCATTATTATCTTTTCTTGTCCAGCTGGGTGTAATGGTGGTTCTATTCTTGTTGCGCAAACAATATTATTATCTTTTTTTATGCTCATCATTTCATAATCAGCATGAGGACCAAGAATCATATCTGCATGAAATGCTATCACATAATCTGATGCTGCTTCTTTAAACATTATATCATACGCATACCCTATACCTTTTGGGATATTACTAGTATTCTTAATGAATTTAATATTTTGAGTTTCTAACCACTCTATAGTTCCATCATTATCTTGGTCTACATATACTAATATTTCATTAGAATAATAAGAATTATCTTGAATGGATTTGATACATGGTTTAAGATATCTTAAATTATTTTTAGAAGGGATGCAAAATGTTATCATTTAAAAAGGAATTTATATTTTTGTTTATTGTTTATTAAATATTTAGGTAGTAAATCTTCTCGTATTTCACATTGAAATGGTCGACCTAATACATCCATACCAATTTCCAATCTTTGTTGTACTAAATTTTTTACGTTGTCATTATTATATTCTTGATGGCCGTAATTTTCTAACTTAGTTTTAATTTTATTTAAACCTCCTTGATAAGTAAAATGCCAACCTCCATTATCTACAAAAAGATGTTTAGTTTTATCCGTCCCATCTAAATGATTAGCGCTTGCATTTTTTATATTTTTATATTTTGTATAATACGTCCCAGTCCAAGGTTCATTACTCTTTAAATTTAAAAACCCTATATATACTAATTGCCTAAGCTTTCTAATATTATAATCGTCTACTTCATATTCTAATTCTGGATTCCACATTTCGTCTAGATCAGATATAAAACAAAGATCTTCGTCGTCTAAATTAGCTTTTCTCATTCCTAGTCTAGTACTCTCATGCTGATAAAATTCTCTTAGCCACTGAACTTGATTTCCTGTATTAGAAGTAGTAATAGCATGCATTAGTATATTCTTTTTTAGAGGGTCTGTTTCACTAATAAACATTTTTTGCGCTTCTTCAAAAGAATTAGGAGTATCATCTACAACGTAGTGAACTATTTTATGATTAAACTTTTCAAATCGGTTTTTATTTTCTTGATAATAAAGGGGCTTTTCTTTACCTGAATGTCCTACGGTTGATTCAACTAGTATAAAATAATCAACTTTTTCGTTCAATAAATTAAGTCTAATTTCCAAAAGATCTAATTCATTAAAAAATATGAATGAATCTATTATTTTCATTTTATATATAATTTATAATATTCTTTGTGTTTTAATTTATATAATTCAAATTCTCTTTTACACTCATCGTAAGATTGCAAATTACCTTCTCTATCCATATATATAAAATCTCTACATAAATTACAACCTGTTGCCCAGTATCCATCTGATACATTATGTCTTGCCCAATATTTTGGAGCTATAATCAATTTTGCTTCTTCGTTTGTTAAAGCAGGAAAATACGCAAAGCTAGAATTTGATAATATTAGCCATCTTGCATTTTTAATGATGGCATAATCTTTTCCTACATCGAAATGATACACATTATTCTCTAATTCAGGAAGTAATCGTTTTGCCATTTCCGGACTTTCTGTAATAACCAAAAATTGCATATTTGGATTCAATCTTAGCATGTGATAAATGGCTCTAACCCAATAATCCCTAGATAAAAATAAAGTGTCATCACCTTCATAATCTCTTATATTGAGAACACAAATATTATCGTTAGTAAAATCTTTACAATCATGTTCAGGCTTTAATTTTAACCAGCTTTTAATATCTTGTTTTCTATGGTAAAAATAATCTTCACACTGTAAACTACCCTCTATTTTAGTGTTATCTTTTATAGACATAACATTTTCATCAAATAATCTAATATCACACCCTAATGTAGAATCATGATAACTATGATTAAACTTTTGTCTAACTTCTAATTCTTTATAATAATATTCTATAGCTAATTCATCATAGTTTGATCCTAAATTTAAGTCCATAAAATATAATCCATTTAAATTATATCTTCTGTCTCCTAAAAATTCTAATCCTTTTATAGCAAATGAAGTACTTCTATCAGCTGCTAATGATCTAACTGTAGTATATACAGCTAATTGATTTCCTAATCCTTGGCCATGATATATTTCTGTACTTATCATCTATATTAATTTTGTATGAATATTGTTTTTTCCATGAAATGCAAAGGGTTTAATTCCTTCAGTTTCAGGAATTGGAGTTTCATGAGAAAAATATTTTGCTATATCTATGTCTGCAAATTTACATCCATGTTGTTTATAAATGTGTCTATAGTTTACTGTGATAAATCCATCTTCATTATAATATCCATGAAATGCTTTCCATTCTAAATTTAATTTATTTGGCAGATCTATTAATTTTTTACTTCTTAATGATACACTATTTCCTACTCTAATCAATTCTCCATTTATGTCTCTATAAGAAAAATTATCATTAGGTATTGGCCATGGCGCACCAATATAATCGTAATTTAAAAATTCAGGTTTCCAAGAATCAGGATTAATGATAAATCCATCATCATGAATTAATATAGCAAATTCTGTATCTACATAGTCTCCTAATTTATATATAGCAGCGTAACTCCACTCGTCTATATTTGACATTTTATCTATGTAGTGGTGTTCTATATGATTAGGTAAACTAGTAGGTTTAATATCTGATATTATTTTTATTGCCCCAAATTTAATATATTTTGAACTAAGCTCTAATGCTTTTATGTGGTTTTCTAATCTTACTGATGTTAAAGTTATTAGCGTTACGTTGTCAAGATTTAAGGGGCTTTTTAACATTTTTTGTAATATTAATTCTTCATTTTCTCTTTCTTCTTGTGGTTTAGAATATTTACTAATTATATATTCTAATTCATTGTCCCTCCTTTGTTTAGTTGCTAATACTTTACTAACAGAATCATCATGATCTCTATTAACGATCGTTAAATAATTGCATATTGAAGGTAATCCAAATTTATCATACAATCTCTTGTACATGTCCACATCCATCAACCAAAATAAATTTTCGTCAAAAAATAATAAGTCTTTATTATAAAACATTAAAACACTTGGTGAACTAATTGTGTTTTCTCCGTATTGAATATTATCATGGTATTTAGGATAAAAAGGGTTATTTATATTTTTTCCGTCTTTTGTATGAGCACATGCCCCTATGTTCCAATGATTGCAACTTCCGACTAAGTGAATTAGTTGCGCTTCCAGACTAGAGTCATCATATAAAAAATCATCTTGCCATAATAATTTTATAACATCTCCTGTAGCATGTTTAATTGCATTATTTATATTAGCTGAGGACACACCTCTACCTTTATCATTGAAAATATGTTTGATGTCTAATTTAGGATTCCATTTATCGCATAAATCTTTTATAAGATTTGATTGACTATGATCTGACACTATTACTTCAAAATTCTTATATGTTTGCGATAATAGTTTTTGAAATGAATGTTCTAAATATAAAGCCCCTTTTCCTTTCATTTCATAAGTGGGGATACAAATACTAATTAGCTCCATAATTTTTATTTTTTTGCAAATAGTACTCCCATATTAGGAGCATGGCAATATGTAAATAAGCCTTCAGCTATAAGATTAAATTGCCACTCTTCTAACTTTTTTACTATGGCTTCTCTGCGATCATTACAATGATATTCTATAGCTATAGATTTAACATTGTCAAGATCTTTTTTTGTGATATCATAAAAAGCAGTTTCGTATCCTTCTATATCGCATTTTATTGCGGTGATGTTGTATTTTTGAATGTAATTTAAAATTTGTTTAGATTCTGTTATCTCATTACGCTCTATATAAAAAGTAGGGTCATTAGCACCATATACTCCCATATAATAATCTACTTCTGTTTGAGAAGAGTCTACTGCTACTACTTTTTTTGCTCCATGATCCAAAAAATAACAGGGTGAATGATCTTGTTTTTCATAAGTTTGATGTCTACCACAACCTAAGTCTAAAACATTTTTATTTTCTACTTCAAAGTAAGGCCAATGATCTTGAGATCTTTCTGAAATAATTGAATGATTAATCATATATTTTTTTATTTTATTACCCATGATTTAGGATACAAATCTTTTGTATCGTGAATTTTTTTATAAGCTGGACCAAACCATTTTTTTGGAGCCACAACTTTTTTATTTGGATTAGTATTTAACCACGCGCCCCACCAACTAAATGAACTATTTGCTATTACATTATGGTGACATATACTCATCATACACATATCTATTTCAGGATTATTTCCTTCAATATAAACAATATTTTCTTGTTTTCCAAATAATTCTTTACAGTACGCTATATCATCTGAAAATATTAGAAAACAGTAGTTACCCTCCATGAATTCATTCATTGCCTCGAAATAATAATCTGAGTCCATAATAGGGTGAAACTGTTGAAGACCTACATAGTCCCCTCTTCTCAAGTGTATTGACACAAACTCTACATCTTTAGGAAAAGAAGGAAAATTATTTTTTGCTTTTTTAATAGTTTCTGAATTGAATTTAAAAAATCCTCTAATTAAATCAGAACAATGTTCAAAGTACTTTTCTGTTTGAAAATATCCCATTAGATTTGTTCCATTGGGTATTGTGAACATATCAAGACAAAAGTGAAAGTAGGGTTCCTGCGCTATATGTAATGTTTCTATTTGATCTAATGGAGCTAATGTTTGTTTTATAGATGGAAAATATTTAGGCAAATCAAAATAAACGTCTCTTTTAATTCCATCTTTAAAGTCTTCTATGCTAGGTACTTCTGTATTTTCTTTTGGAAATGCAAAATCATGCCCAACTTTATTGGCTATACCAACTGTAGCAGCAAATTGAAACATTTGATTGCCGCTTCGTCCAAAATGTCCTATCTTTTTATAACTTATCATAATAATTCTTTAACTGCTTCATAAACTCCTTTAGAAGGAAAAAATCCCATAGAACCTAATTTACTTGAATCCAAATACATGGATTCTACTTGTACAATCTTATGAAAATCAGAAGGTTCCATGTTTCCTATATTACTATTAGATCCTACTTCTTGTTTAACGTAAGAAATAATATCTTTAAATAGTATTGGCTTTCTTGCTGATCCTAAATTGTATATTTCTCCATTTTTTCCTCTATCTATTATGAACTTAAGACCATCTACTACATCATCTACATGTACAAAGTCCCTATAAAATTCTCCATCATTATATAACTTAATATCTCTACCGGCTTTTAATTCGTCTATTAAAAATTGTAGCGCGTTTTTTTTCTTTGATGCTTTATTGTCTCCTTTGCCAATTACATTACCTAGTCTTACAATAGTATATTTGATATTGAAAGTCTTGCAATAAGATTCTAGTAATTGTTCTGCAGCCAATTTAGTTATAGAATAAAATCCTTTAGGTCTACAAGATGAAGACTCTCTAGCTGGCAGATGCGTATCTCCGTATACAAACCAAGAACTTACAAATGTAAACTCTATGTCTTTTCCTTTACAGTTATCCAATACTTTCATTAGATGCATAAGATTAGTTTCTATGTCAATGAAAGAATTTTCTAGTACGTTATAATTATCAACTGTGCTAATTAAGTATAACACTTTATTAGATTGAGGTTGAGTATCCTCTCTTCCTATTATAACTGATTCATCTTTATATTTATTATAGAACTTGGATCCTATGAACCCAGTTCCTCCGAATATTGATATCATTATTTAAACTTTTTTACAACTTCTTCAATATATTCAAATACTTGGTCTGTATAATGAGGTGCAGCACCAATGAAAAACACTTTATCTAATACTTTATTTGCTTCTGGGTAATTCTTATAGTCATCGAGGAATGCATATCCGGGATGCATTAAAATATTTCCAGCAAAATAATTTCTAGTTTGGATTTTATTTTTTTCCAAAAACGCAACTAATCTATGTTTCAATCCAGGCTCATCACATATAAATGGTGTACCAAACCAACAAGGATCTGCTTTTTCTAATTTGTTTGGGGCTCTTAGATTATGGATATTATCTGTAAATATTTTTTCTAATTTTGTTTTTGCATCTCGCCTCTTTTGCTCCATAATATCTAATTTCTCTAATTGCTCTAATCCTATTGCACCTTGTAGATCCAAAGGTTTTAAATTATATCCCATTTCGCTGAATACATACTTGTGATCAATAATACCATCATAACTCTCCAACCATTTATCAAATCTATTACCACAAGTACCGCAAGGCAATAAGTTAGCAGAACCAATACAATAGCAATCTCTACCCCACCAACTAAGGCTAACAAATAGTTTTTTTAATTCTTCATCATTAGAACATACCATGCCACCTTCTCCGGTAGATATGTGATGCGCTGGATAGAATGAATTAGAAAAAGCCGTATAATACTCACTCAAAAATTTCCCTTCCCATTTTGATCCTAAACTATCACAATTATCACCAATTAATTTTAAATTATATTTTTCTGCTAAAGCCACCAATCTATCCATATTAGGTGGATTACCTAATACAGGAGATATAAAAATACCCCTTGTTTTATCTGTGATTTTTGCTTCTACTTGATCTAAGTCAAAGTTAAGAGTATCCCATTCTATATCTACAAATACTGGTTTTAATCTATGTTGATATAATACAGATACTGTGGTAGCAAATCCTACTGGAGAAACAATAATTTCATCATTGTCAGCCCATTTGAATCTTCTTTTTAACGCTGCTATCAATATCAAATTAGCAGAGCTACCTGAATTTACCATATGGGAGTACTTAACATTAAATCTTTTACTAAATTTATTTTCAAATTTATAAACTTTTTCTCCTGTTGTTATCCATTTACCATTCAAAAAACTTTCAATTGCTGCCTCTGTTTCTTTATTATCCCAATAAGGACCACTATAATAAATTGGAGTAATACCAGGAATAAAATTTTTTGCATTATAAATATAAGGAGCCACGTGATTTCCAACTAATTGTTGGATATTTTCTAATTTTATCATTTGTATGTAGGGTTAAATATATAACATTCTAATCTTTCTATATTCCAAGGTGCAGATTCTTCTTCTAATAATAAATCACATATTTTTTTATAAAATTCTTTAGGCCTTAATTTTACATGTTCTTTAGTAATTCCAAAATGACCTCCAGGTATAAATTCATATTCTAAAGGTTTTTTGTCAGTAAATAATATATCCCAATATTTATCTACATTTATATTAGGATTATTATCTTGTGGTTGCCCATTACTTTGACATATTAATATATTTCCATTTCCATGCTGTTTTGATTTATTTAAATCCCACATTATGCCACCTTTTATAGATGGCACTGTTATAGTATTATAATGAAATCCGTAATATCCTCCTATATTTAATTGGCATTTTGATTTTTGAGTTTCATTATTAATAACATTTATAATATCTTCCCAATGATCAAATGGATAATCTTGAGCAAAATAAGTAATATTAGATAAATTATTATAATTTAAATATAAATGATTAAAAAATGTATGTACGCATCTACCTTTATTAATATCTATTTTAATTTCATCATATCTTTGAGGCGTATAATCACCCTTTCTATATACAGTAATTTTAGTAGCGTGATTTATATCATTTAACCAATCTAAATAATTATCATATGCGGCTATAACTAATTCTTTTTTCATATTAAATTATAAAATGTATTTTGTTTTTCTTGCCTTTCAATTGTTTTATGATGAATTAAACAATACTCTTCTTCTAATGGAAAAAATGAATATGAATCATGACCAGTTAATACTTCATGAACTTTACTAACCCAATTTATTTTTTTAGAGTTTTGTAAAATTCTTGTTTGGCAATCTGGAAAATTAACCCAACCTTTTTCATTTATAGACCATCTCCATTTATTCAAATGATCTTGTGTTAATCCCTCAACAGTGTTTATTCTTCCTAACAAAAATACATCAATTGTTGGATTTTGTTGTAATATTAAATGCAAGTCTTGAATTAATTTATAACTTAAATATTCATCAGCATCTATTTGGAATATCCATTCTCCTGAACAGTGTTTTTTTAAATTATTTTTAAAAGATGCAAAATCAGCTTTTAATGGAAATTCTACTAATATAATATCTTTTATAAATTTATCTATTACACTATAAACTTCTTTTGTTGTATTTCCTAAGTCAGCTTGAACTACTATTTCATCTTGAGGTCTTTTATTTTTTACTAAAAGATCTAATAGCCTATCTAATTCTTCATGCTCATTACACACAGGTATTGCATAACTTATTCTCATAATTATTTTTTAAACTATTCCAATAAATTCTAAAGCAGATAAATAATCATCACCAAAATTAGTTAATGTTTTTGAATCTGATTTATACTTTTTATCTTTAAATTTAGGACTTTCTTTTTCTTCATCAGTCAATTCTATGCTTTTTATAGCAGCCCAATGCCAATCATCTTTAGAAGTTCCATTAACAAATACTGTACCCATATCTTCTATATTAGTGATTTTAGGATACCATATTCTGCCTTCAGAGTCTACTTTTTTAATATCTTTATATAACTCAGGCATTTGCTCTTCTATAGATTCTATATCAATCTCTGATTCTTTCATTAAATCTGACGATGTGAAGCCGCATCCTAAACACCAATATGATTTATGAAATTCATTAATTGGTATTGAATAACATGCCCCAGGCTCGCCACACATGGGACAATTTATTATTATATCTTTATCCATTTAATATAGTTTTATTTGTTGCAGTTATAATATTACCTGTAGTTGAAATTGTAGTACCACTATATAGAGGTGGGTAGTTATTTATTTGAGATTGTCCTAATTTAAAAACTTCATCTTTAATAGTTGCCCACTGTTTTTCAGTGGGGCCTCTTTCATCACATCCTTGAACAAATCCTTTGATCCAAGTAATAAATTCTTTTTCTGTCATAATTAATCAATTTTATTTAATTTTGGTAATTCTATTTTTTTCAATTTAGGAAGCTGTAGAGTTACTGGCTTTGGATAATCTTTTACTAAATCTTGTATTTTTTCTTTCATTTTATCAAATGAAAATTTATCCTTACTTAAAAAAGCTTGTCTTTTTGCTTTATCTAGAAAGCTATTATACTTTTCATACATTTGTATTAGTATTATTCTAGCTTGATTATAATCACATGTAAACCAAGAAGATTCTGGAACTAACATTTTTTCTACTACAGCAGATGGGTGGATTTTTTTCAGCTCGCCATTAACGAAAGATACAAATTCTGTACTTAAAAAATCCATATGCCCAGACCAGCCTGAAGCGATTATTGGTTTTTTTGATAATGAAAATTCTAATAAAGGTCTACCAAAACCTTCTCCTTTAGTTAAAGATATCATTGCTTTAACTTTTGGATGATTATATAGATTATTCATATCTACATCATTTAAATCTCCATGAAGTAAATAAATATTAGGTAAATCTTTAGAGTTTACTGAATCTTTAATTTTAGATATTTTTTCTAATATCTCATCTCTATCCATAATAGAAGATGCTGCGTGAGATGTTTTAATTATTAGTCCCGGTTTATTTTTTTTATCTTTAAATGTTTCTAAAAATAATTTTAATGTAGCAGGAATATTTTTTCTATCTTCTCCAATATCTCCTTTAATCCAATGGCCTACTATTAGAAAATTAAACTCTTCTTTTATTTCATCTAAAGATAAAACTAATTCAGTATCTTCTAAATCTGCATCTTCAATAAATTTATATTTATTTAAATCTGCTCCTTCAAATAATACTTTTACAGGTTTTTCTAATTTTATTTGTCTTATTACTTGTTGGTTTTGGTTTCTTTCTTCAAAAGAAGAAGATTCAAATACAGATTTTGCGTGATTTGATGATACGTAAGTTTCATTCATTCTATTAATACCATCAATCCAAGAAGGATCACATATAGTAGTTTCAATACCTGCTGTAATTCCAACATTCATTAATTTACCTACAGGTTGAAATTCATTTGGTACAGTTATTTGATACCAATAATCAGGTTGTCTTGTTAATTGATTATTAGGAATTAACATATTTTTTAAAAATTCCCAATCATTAATATGATCTTCTATATATCCCCAAGGAGTATTACCCCATCTTTGAGCTAATACTTGAATATCCCACTCATCTTTTTTTAATTCATATAGAGCTTTTACAAAATCTCTACTTCTACTTGAATAACCACTATAACAATCAATAGGGCATGATATAACACAATATGGTCTCATAACAATATTTTAATATACTAATTTATGTAATAATTTTTTTCTTGGTGTTTTTTCAGTTTTTATTAACTCAAAAGATTTTCTTTTTGTAAATTTATCAAAAGCTTCTGATGTCTGTTCTATAAAACTAGAACACATCATTTCTGCATTCATTTTAGATTCTTTTGACATTACCCAATCTCTTCCTAATAATCCGTTATTAGTTCTTTCTGTAGAATTCATATTATACACTTCTTCTATTGCTTTTGCAACATCTCTAAAGTCTGCTCTATCATCAAAAATATATGGAGTAGGTATTGATCCAACTAAACTCATATTTGATGGAAATACAGGAATTGCCCATTTGCCATGTTTTTTATAAGTGCCAAAATGATTAGAAGGAATATTTTCAGATGGAGTAAACCAATTTTCATTTTCATCTTCAAAACGCATTTGATCTTGCATACCTCCAGTAACATTTGCTATAATCATTTTTCCGGCCATCATTGATTCTGTCAAACTCAATCCCCAACCTTCATTAGAACTTATTAAAGCAGTTACATCTGATATATTATATAGTAAATTCATACCTTCTGGAGATAGTCCTCTATCGGTAAAATATACTTTTTGATATTCTGGATCACATAATAATTCTACTACTGCATCTAAATTTGTGCCATTTTCATCTTGTCTTTGAGTATGCATCAATAATGCACATTTTTTAGCTTTTTCTTTTCCTATAGAATCACAAAATAAAGAATAAGCAGCAATTAAATCTGATGTAGACTTTCTTCTAATATTTCTTGAATTATAAAATACTACAAATTCAGGTCTTTCTTTTTTAAAGATAGAATCTTTCATTTCTTCTAACTTAGAAGATTCTTCTTTCATAAATTCATTAATTGGAAAAAATTGTTTTGCATTTATTCCATGAGGCAAATATGTAATTACTTTATCTTTTGCTTTATCTCCTAATACTAATTTAGGAATAAGCTTACTTTGCTTAGAAATAGACATTAAAAGATCGCAAGATTCATAAAATGATTTATTGTATATTGGGGCTGGAAAATTATCCCATATTTGTAAGTAGAAAATAGGAATTTTTTTACGAATTTCATTTTCCATTTGAAATATATGTACAAAATATCTAGGATCGGTAAATAACATTAGCGCATCTGGATTTTCCATTGCTATTAATTGTCTTAATATTTCTGGATCTCCATAACCATTATAAGGATAAATGAATACAGATGCATCATCTATTCCAGAAATATTTCCTGTATCTTTACTTATATCTAATTTTTTACCCATATCAGGATGGTTTATTGCACCACCTAGATTGATCCAATTATAATGTCCTACAGTACCTATTACTAATTCTCTTGCCATAGTAGATATACCACTATTCATTCTTATATCATCAGATATTAGTAATATTTTTTTTCTTTTATCTTTTGGAATATAACTTTTATTTTCCATAAACTTTACTTTGTTATTGCATTAATTAATTCACTTCCAGTATAATTTGTATTAAAAGTCTGATGTATTTTATATCTATAATCTGTGTCTGTTAGATAAAGATACATAGACCTTTCTACTAGATCTTGAAAGTTTAATTTTGTTTTAACTGCCATTACTCTAAAATCACTATAGGCATCTTCATATACCTTTATAGTTGTCGTCATTCTTTTTTTATTCTCCATAATATAATTTATATATATAAATATACCTAAATTAAGTAGGATGCGTGTTTAATAAAAAATATTTATTAATTTTTTTTATCGCAAAGATCAGCTCTTTTATTGTATGGACAGTACTTACATGAATTATTATTTTTTAAATACTTTTTTTCCATATTATATTTTGCATCAGGAGTAAAACACTCTTTAATAAAAGACTCTAGACTATTAAAAGCTTCTTGTACTTTTTTCTTACCATTAGCAGGAATAAATTCTTGCACTCTTGGAATAGGAAATTCAGAGTCTTCATATATTTTCCTTTTAATTATAAAAAATTGCACATCTATTCTTTCTTCAGGTATGTTTAATATTTTTGAATAAAATCTTTTATATAATAAAACTTGGTTTATTTTAGTCTGATCTTTTTTTTCTTTATCAGTCCAACCTCTTGTACTTGTTTTTATATCAAAAATTGTATATGTATCTGTATTAGTATTGTGTAATACAAAGTCTATAAATCCTTTCATAAAAACATTAGGAGAATAATCAGATACAGGAATTAATATTGGAATTTCTATTCCTACTAAACTAGAAGTTTTTCTTGAAAAAAATTTATTTCTATTTTTTTTAAACCAATCTAAAGATTTTTTACCATCTTCTATAAATTCTTTAATATCTTCTTTTGTAGAAAAATGAATATTATTATTATCTTTTAAACTAGATTTATAATTTTCTATCATTCTATCTTCAAAAAAAGTATTTAAATCCATCCTATCAGCCGCAGCACCAGACTCCTTATACATTTTTTCTAAATATGATTGTATTGCTTCATGTAAAGAAGTTCCATATATTAAAAAAATATTAGGATTAAATATTTTATTATCTAGCGCATAGGATAAATACCATTGATATTGGCATTGATTATATAAAGAATATTGAGAATAGCTAATAGACTTTTGAAAAGTCTTATCAATTTCTATTTGTTTTTTTTCCACCAATAACTTGTTTTATTTTTTGTAAATATAATATTAGATCCATTGCCTCTTCTATGGAATGATCTATCCACTCTTCTAAAGATAAATCCTCTCTATCTAAATCTGTATTATATTTTAACTTGCCTACTCTAGATCTATCAATAAACTTATCTATTGTAGCATCAACAATACTATCAGTTTTTAAAATTTGCCTAGTATTATTACTACTATGCTCAATAATTGTAATTTCATTTTCGATTCCCATATTTTTTAAATTTGAGAATTTGCATCTTTTGGTAAAAATAATTCATTCACATTACCGCATTTTGCACAAGCAAAAGCTGAAATAGGAATTAGTGCGTCTTGAGGAGTTCCTGTAATAAATTTTGAAGCTTTTCTAATAAATAAAACTTCTTTAAATGTATCATTTTCACAAGCTTCACATATTACTGGGACTGTCTTATCTAATGTAATATTAATATTCTGTTGTTGCATATACTTTTATTTTTTAATAACTAATTTCTTCTAATTCAGTAAAAAACTCTTCCATAAATACTCCAGTGTCTTCAAATCTTTCTCTAAGAAAACTTGTATATCCTTCAGGAGGATCTACTTCAAATAATAATAAATTTCCTTTTATAGTAACTTCTGCTACTGTATATGTTTCATTTTCTTTAAGACAAACACCATCTCCTTTTATACATAAAACAACTGATCCTAATTCCATAAACTTTTATTTTATTCTTGATTTTTATTTTTAATACTAAATTTGTCTGCAGTATCTGCCGATAAGCAGGTTATTATTATAAATGATATTGAGTTAATTAACTCATTAGGAAAAGGATTACTACAACCTTTAATTACGCATCTTATTAAAGCAAAAAATAAAAAACAGCTTCCTAAAAATGCTAATACTGGTTTAATAGATATTGATTTCCTTTCATCTCTAAAAAGATCTACAATAAAATCAGATAATTTCATGGGTTATTATTTTTTAGTTTTCACAACCCATTTATTATAAATATTATTATTTATAGTAGATCAAAATGTCTTGGATAAATATGTAAATTTGTTATGAAAAAATTCATAGTTCCTAATTCCATATTTAATTCACTAGATACTAATTCCATTAATTTAGCAAATTGATATTGATCATTACAAAATCCAAAAACTAAATCAATAGATCTTGCAAATATACTTAAATATAATTTATCATTTTTACAATAAAAATTAAGTGCTATATTACAAGGAGTATCATATTTATATCTATCTAATTCATTAATATCATATTGAATTATTACAGCTCTTCTTGAATTTTTATTTTTTGATAGTTCTTCTATAGCCTTACTTAATTGATTATCTTTATTCCAGAAATATCCATAATTACTATTTACTTCTGTTGTGTTTGGAATCATCATATCATTCCAGATCTTTGCTTTTTTAGCAATTTCACTAGCATCTCTATTTCCTGATAAATACCAATTCCATTCAAACTCTGCGTATTCTGTATTAAATTTACGTTTAGGAGTTGTAATTATTTTATCACTAGGATTTTCTATAGTAAATGATACATCAAATAACGCTTTTGTTTTATCAAAAATCTCTCCATTATTACTAATATAATGAAATAAATATTCAAAAGCACTAGTAGCATTCTTATATATATTTTTATTCATATTTTTCTACTTCTAAAAAATTTTTTAATAAATTAAGACCGTGTATATCATTATACTCTTCTAAATAAACAATTCTTTTGATTCCAGCTTGTAAAATAAGTTTTGAACAATCAATACAAGGAGATAGTGTAGAATACATAGTTGCTCCATTAGTAGAAAATCCAAATTTTGCAGCTTTTAAAAGAGCATTTGATTCTGCATGTAATACTATATCTTTAGTTTTTAAATAATATCTTCCATCACTTGCTTGTAATGGCCATTGCATTTCAATAGTTTCTATATCTAACCAAGCTCCTGCTTCTGGGTCCATATACTTTTTATCTTCACAACAATTATCTAACCCAGAAGGGGTACCATTGTACCCCATTGAGATAATATTATGATTATGCACTATTACACAACCTACTTTTGCTCTTACGCAATAAGATAATTTAGATACTTCTTTTGCTATATTTAAAAATACTTTATCTAATTGTTTTTGTTCTGCCATTTAATCTTGTTTTACAAAAGTCCCCCCAATCATTTGCCCTTTTCTATTTGCTATTTCTGAATAAGCTGAATTAATACAATCTTCAATATTATAACCTTTTAATTTAGCTAGATTAGTAAGTACTACTACACAATCACCAATTGCATCAATAAATTCTACATCATTAGATTTTAATATTGCCCTAGCTAATTCTCCAGCTTCTTCAATTAGTTTAGCATATTGTGTTTTTGGATCTCCTTTTTCATAAATCCCTCTTTCTTGTGCCCAATCTCTAATACTCTGAAACTCTGTTGTTAAATTCATATTTGTTGTTTTTATTTTTCTTTATAAATCATAAATCCATTAAAATTAGGAGCAAGTTCAAAATCTTTTAATTTCCAATTTCCTGGTAAATTTGCCATAGATTTTACTACTATAGTTTTGTATAATTTATCTTTTTGTGGATCGGTTCTAGCAAGTATTTTTTTTTCATCTTTATTTGCAGCAACAAAAACTAATCCGTCAATACTAGCATCATTTTTTATATTATTTATTACAATGTCAGATACAGTTTTTAATATTTTTATTAACTCTTTAAAGTTAGTTTTTTTATATTGAGACTCATTTCCATTTATATTGTATCCAACATTTTTAATATTTTCTAAATTTAAATCATCTACTTTAAGTAATTTATACCCATAGTCATTTTTTTTAATATCAGAAATATTAACTATACATTTTAAACCGATTTCAGTTTTAAATTCTGTAAAATCTTTAGTTATTTTTTTATTTGGATATACTTCTATATTTTCTAAATCGCCAAGCTCACTTACTATTCTCATTAGCTGGCCTTTCATTTCTAACAGTGTTATTTTTTTCATTTATATAATTATTAAGTGCTCCTAAATAACTTACGGCGTCTAACAAATTATCTTCTTTATAACTATATGAATGTCTTGATAGTTTTAATGCAACTAATGCAGCGTACATATCATTTGCAGTCATATCTTTTCCAGTCATACCTTTCATAATCATTGCTGCCCTTTCCATTCCTTCAGAAAATGGACCATAAGATCTTTCTTTTTCTTCTGATCTTAAATTTACAATTTCATTTGCTTTTTCTAATATGTTCATAACACAAATATAATAATATTAATTTAAATATTTAAATATATCTTTTTTGTCTATTAATCTTTTTTCCAAATATTTACTTCAATTCCATGATCATCTTGTATATAATGTTTAAAACCCATATCAGAAAAATTCTTTAAATATAAATCATATAATTTATTTCTAACATCTCCTTCTGCAGTATATTCAAGTTCTTCTATATTAAACTTATTTACATAATACTTTATTAATCCAAAAATAGCTGCTAATATTCTAGGAGAGTGTGATAAATTTACTAAATCATCCATATTAGAATCATAAAAATTTTCATTAGTACTTCCAAATGCTACAATATGTCTATCATTATTTGTTATTTTTATTATTAATAACTTATAATAGTATTTTTCATTTTTTTTATTCGTATAAGTTAAATGTACTACAAATCTTTTAAAATTTTGTTCTACTATTTTATATGTTATATTTTTAGATTCTAATTCTTCAGGTGAATAAATACCTCCTATTTCATTTACTATTTTTAATAGTTTCATTTTTTATTTATTATAAGTATTTAAATATATCTTTCTTGTCACCCCAATCTCTTTGAGAATCTATATCACTAGGTTTTATTGTAGGCTTTGGCATATTTGCAGCTACATTCCAAAACCAATCTCCTTCTTGCCCATATTTTTTCATATATTCCCAGCCTTTTGCATCATAAGTTTTAATACAATCAAATGGAGTTTCAATATCAGCAGGCTTTAAAAATTCTTTATGGTAACTATAAAATTTAGCTCTACCTAATTCTCCATATTGGACATTTCTAGCAACTGCTACTGCATTAAATTCAGTAGTTGGTAGCGCTATTTGTAATGTTCTAGATAATACTCCAGTAGAAAATACACTCCACATAGTATCAATATTAGTATCTTTAAAACTATCATAAAAAATTCTTACCCCTCCAGCAACTACTTGTTCATGCTTTAATCCAAATGGTAAATATTTTCCATTTATTTTTTTTGCAAAGTCTTTAGCCCAAGCATTTATAGTTGGCATTGCGGGTGTTTTTAAAAATATTGGATGAGCACCATCTTCTATAACTCTTAGCTGGTGTTCTGATGCTTCTTTTGAAGCTGGCATAAATAATACTAACTTTTTATTATATTTTTTAGCAAGATATGATAAAGAATACGGTGCATATCCTGTACGAGGGGCTACATAAATTAATGTATCTTCTTTTACTCGGCTAATCATAAAATCAGCCATTTTTGCTTTAGATCCATATTGAAACTCTCCATCATCTATTACTTTAAATCCTTCTATATTTTTTGTAGTAAAAGTAAAATCATGCTTATAATCTTTAGTCATATCAAGATAATATTGTAAATCTCTATTATCTGATGTATCTAAATTAGATTGGTCTGTTGCTTTATTAATATACATATTATTTTAGATTATTTGCAAAACCATAATACTTTTCTTGGCCCCACAATTTTTTTAATACTGAATTATTTTTCATTGTCCTACCATTATTTTTAATAATATGGTCCTTTGATTGATATTCTTGAAAATATCTTACCAAATCACAATTTCTTGAGTCCTCACAATCAATAGGATTTAATCCATATCTATTACTTTGAAATGCTAATACATCATTAATATAATCAAATTCACTAATTCTACTAGATATTTTTGGAAATATTGCCTTAATACATTTTGTAGCATTGGTACCAGCATATACTTTACCATGAGGATTTACACAAGTAGAAAAATACTCTGATAAATCAGCAGCAAAAGCTGTTAATACAAAATTTTGTCTTTTAAAACCTAGATTATTTAAATAAATATTACCAAAATCTGTTACTTGATATATATCAGCTCTTTCTTTAGTGACTTTATCATATATTTTTCTTACTAAATTTTCTGAATGTTCTAATATAAATCTTTTTAAATGATTAGAAGTTTGCCCTTCAAAACTAAATTGAGGTAATAAATATCCTTTATTATCAGTAAATGGTTTATCTGTATCAATTAAATCTTTTTTCCACTCATTCCAAGTATATTTTTGATTTAATATAGATTTAATAATCCAAAAATTACCAAAACCGTGAGTTCCTAATGTATCATTAATAGTATCTTTTTTAACTCTAGGGATATAGTTAATTCCACTGCCACACAATCTAAATAAATAAAAAAGCATAAACCAATTAAAATCATTATTTATTTCATGATTTTTAAAAAACTTACCATTTCCTTTAGGATCCTGATCTTTTTTCCAAACAGCTTCAGTAAAAGAACTAAATGCTGCACATCTTCTATGAGCAGTATCATAAATAGGTACATTAAACATAAGATCATCATCTACATCTAATTCTAAATCTCCATCATAAGCTATATTTTCTATTACATGTTTTTGTAATAATAAACTTTTAGTATGATACTCATCAAGAGATTTTAATAAATCTTCGTTTATAATAAATGTTGTCATGACAAAATATCGTTTATATTTTTATAAAATTTTGGACGCAAGTGTACTGATTGTTTAGATTCCATATAATCAAACATTTTTATACCATTTTCATCTATCCAGTTATCTGGCCAGCTAATATACTTTTGTCCTGAATTTTTTATAAGATCTATTGCAATACTTCTTAATTCCATTCTTTCTAGTCTAGAACCAAAATATTTTTCTCCATTATATAAACCTGTCCCAGGTAATTTCCTGCTTTCATGTTCTATTGGCAAAGGTTCTACTATAGTATTATTATTTAATTTAAAACTAAAATCAATATATCTACTAAATAAATCTTTTGTTGCTTGTTTAGGATCTGATTGTCTCATTAAATGAAATCTTAAATCTATATTTGAAAAATATGTTATAGTCTCATCATATTTTAAATTTAGATCATTATAATCAGCATTTTTTAAATAGCCAAATAATGTTTTCCCATCTGTTCTATTTAAACCAAATCCAGGTTTCCATACACTTAAAGAGTGAGAATCTCCTATTACAGTTTTTCTATTTTTTTCTCCATATTTTATGGCCAAGTCTTTTAACTCAGCTATTGGAAAGTTTTTTTCTAATTTAAATCTTGTATTAAATTTATTAAAATCAACAATTTTATTAATGCAATATATTGGTTTTTTATATTCTGAAATTGATTTTAATTTTTCAATATGCTCAGGTTGTGGCCCACCAATAAAATTAAACGTATTTTCTTGATAATTAACCCCTTCTAATATACATAAGTAATCATAATCATTCCATGTATTAGGTTCAGGATTTACAGTAAATTCTACTTGTTTACAAGAATCTTTTATCATTTTAACCATAATACTGGCATAGCCTCCTCCATGATGGTTCATGCTAGTACTTACATTATTAACCATTCCTATTATAGCTGATTTCATAACAATTATTTATTTATTACAAATATAATAATACCATTATATAATATAAAATATAAAATATTAGTATAATAAAAAAGCGTCCCGAAGGACGCTCTTATTTTTTTACATCATACCTGCCATAGCATTGTTTGGACTAGTATCTTTTTCTTTTTTCTCAAATAGTACGCTTTCTGTGCATAGAATAGTTCCTGCTACTGAAGCTGCATTTTTAAGTGCTGTTATAACTACTTTTGCTGGGTCAATAATTCCTGCCTCAATTGCATTTACCTCCATATGACTTTTAGCATCATATACATTTCCTGGTCTTGGGATTTTACTCCACCAATTTTCAATACCTGCATTTGATAAGATAGTAATAAATGGTGCTTCTAATGCTTTATTGAGTATTTCTTTTGCGATCATTGTAGATAAAGTATCATATTCAGATACCATAACTTGTGAATTTAACAAACAAATACCACCACCAGGAACAATACCATCTAAAAGAGCTGCTTTAGTTGCAAATAGCGCATCTTCAACCCTATCTTTCTTTTCTTTAATCTCAATATCAGAATTTCCTCCAACATTAATAATAGCAACTCCACCAACTAATTTTCCTAATCTTTCTTGCAATTTTTCTTTTTCATAAAAAGAACTTGCTTTTTCAATTTGTTCTTTAATTTCAGCCGCTCTATTTTCAATAGCAGACTCTTCTCCTTTACCATCAACAACTGTTGTTTCGTCTTTTGATATTGTAGCTAATCTAGAAGATCCTAAAAATGATCCTAATTGATTAGGTGCGATTTTATCTAACTTATGACCTTTATCTTTAGAAATTACTTGTCCTCCAGTTAATATAGCAATATCTTCTAAAATTAAAGTTTTTCTTTCTCCAAAATCAGGTGCTTTAACCGCACACACTTGTACGATACCTCTCATTTTATTCACAATAAGAGTCGCTAATGCCTCATCTCCAATGTCTTCTGCAATAATTAATAGAGGTCTATTTTCTGAATTTGCTTTAGTCAATACTTGTAATAGTTCTTGAGCAGTAGAAATTCTTCCATCATATAATAATACATAAGGATTTTCTAATACTGCTTGCATTGTATTATTATTTGTTACAAAATAAGGAGATTTATAACCTCTATCAAATTGCATACCTTCTACAATCTCAAGACTAGTCTCACCAGTTTTTGATTCTTCAATAGTAACTACGCCCTCTCTACCCACTTTTTCAATTGCTGTAGCAATTAAATTGCCAACTTCAGAATCATTATTTCCTGAAATAGTTGCTACTTGCTTAATTTGATCTTCTGATTCAATATCAATTGCAGAACTTTTAATATCATGTATAATATCAGTTACTATAGTATCAATAGCATTTTTAATTTCTACTGCATTAGTTCCTTGACGAATTACTTTTAATCCCTCTTCAATAATTTTAGTAGCTAATAATGTAGAAGTTGTTGTACCATCTCCTGCTTCATTTGCAGATTTAATAGATACTTGTTTAACTAAATTAGCTCCTATAGTTTCAATTGGATCTTCTAATTCAGAAAAAGCTTTTGCTACAGTAACACCGTCTTTAGTAGCTTTTACTTCTCCATTTGAATCTTGAATCAATACTGTTCTACCTCCAGGACCTAGGGTTGAACTTACTGCAACATTTAATTTTTGAATTCCTGATAATAACTTTTCTTTTAATTCTTGCCCGATAACAAATTGTGTTTTACTCATAATCTTTTTTAATTTACAATAGATAATATTTCTGTTTCTTTGATTAAAATATAATCATCTCCATCCATAGTTATTACCATAGATCCCATTTTAGGAATTAATACTTTATCTCCTGGCTCTAAATGGCTAATATAATACTCTCCAGTATGCCAATTGTAAGTATCACTGACTTCTACAACCTCACATAATTCAGGTTTTTCTTTTCCCATATCAGGAACAATTATTTGTCCAAATACAGTTTCGCCTTCTTCTACTCTTTTTAGAACGATTACGCCATTAAGCGGTTGAAATTTACTCATAGTTTTAATTGTTTATAACTTCTAATTCTTGGACTCTATTACAAAAATATAACATTGAATCTTTTTTAAAGATAATTTCAACATCTAACCAATTTTTTAATAAGTCAGCATTTAAAATTTTATCTTCTTGAAAGATTCGAACTACTTCATATAGTTCATTTTGTACTTTAATAAATTTTCTTGAAATTTGAAACATAACTTAGGTAGCAGGCAGGCTTTTTTTAGTTTATTTCTACTTTTTTAGGTAGCTGTGATTCTGCAAACGGAATTTGTATAATTAATAATCCTTTATCTAAAGTTGCAGAAAGTTCTGATATATTAAATTTAGTTGCAATTTTCCATGCTACATCAAAACTACCTTTTTTAATGCCTTTATAAATCATTGTTTTAGGATTATCTATATCAAGTTTTTTATACTTAATACGTAATACTTGCCCTTCAGTAAGGATTTCAATATCTTTTTTTTCTAATCCTACTGCAGCTACTTCTAGAGTAATGCCTTGTTCTGTTTCGTAAATATCTGTTGGGTGAGTAACTTTCTGTGTAATATCAGAAAAGTGTGGTGTGGAATTAAATAAATCTTTCCACATAAGATCAAATTGGTCTAATTCAAATTGTCTAATAAATGTCATTTTTTTAAAATTTTTGTTGCCCTTGGGTCAACGGTTATAAAATATTAGCATAACTTAGGCCTGCCTGTACCTGTTTATTTATTATAAATATATAATATTTTTTTTAAATGTAAAAATTTATTTTTTTAGTTATTTTAATAAATCCATTAATTTAATTGATTCTGTTAAACCATGATCTTTTGCCCACTGCATTTGCATAACAACAGGTACTTCTCCATCTAATAATCTTTTTTTAAGAAAATTTATATTTTTTTCAATATAGTCTTTTTTTAATTCCTCTGGGCACCATTCAAACTTTTTATCAGAAAGTATATACTTATCATTTTTTACTGTATTTATAACATATTTTATTTTTTGATCACTTGTGCATAATTGAAATGTATAATCATTCATACTTCTAGTAGATTTTTCTATAGAATATTCAATATAGTCATTTATAACTTCTTTAGAACACAATTTAAGAATTTTATCGTCTATATTTAAACCTTTATCAATCTGTTTTTTAATGTATTGTATTTTTAATTCATCGTTGCATGATTTAAATTGCGGGTTAGTAAGCTTGATTCCTTGTTTAATAAGTTCTTTCCTAGCAGCAATATTTTTAACTTTATCACTAGAAGGTAGTTTACTTTCAATATCTTTAGGTAAATTAGCACCAAAACCGGTAGTAACATATTTAGAAATTAATTCTTTTTGATTAGGGACATCCCAAGTCATTCTTATTTGTTTTTCAGTTAAATCATGACCAAATCCTATGTACTTTTCTCTTTCATCATAATCAAAATTTTCATAAGTTTCATTATTAACTGGTTTTTTAAATTTTTTATACTCTTCTTTTTCTTCTTTTGTTAGTGGTATATGTTTAAATAAATCTTGTAAACCTTTTAATTTTGGTTGTATTTTTTCAATTTCATCCCAAGTCATTTCTTGATCACCCTCGTTATTTGCATTAGCTACCATATACTTCCCTTTACGATCTATGTAAATTACTATAGCACGGTACTTATCTAGTGGGAGTTTTGATTTATCAAATACAAAATAAAATACAGGCTCATTTAATCTCATTCTATATCTGAAAAACATATTTGATGTATCTCTTCTAGAAATACACCATTTTTTTCCTGTACCGTATCTTATGCACTTTTCTTTTAAATCTCCTAATAGAATTAATAATTTATTTTGATTATATATTACATCTTCAGATCTTTCAAAATTTGTATCATTAATATCAATATTTGTTTTTTTTCTTGAAAAATTATCACCAACTATTTTTTTTAATTCAGGAAATGTATATTGCATAATATCTTTTTTTTGAAAAGCATTTGATGATTGCTTATCACTAAAAATATTTATGTAATAATCTAATATTTCGTCAGTTAAATTGGGATCTTGTTTTTTAAATCTTTCTTTAGCTTGTGATTTTGCTTTATCAGAAATTTCATCAAGAAAAACTTCTTTTAATAATGTTGTTAATAGTATTTTTGAATAAATCATTTAGGTTTTAATATAAATATATAATAATTCTTTAAGCATGTCCGTCTCTCCAATTTTTAGTTATTTGTGGTATGGCATATAGGGGCACGTTTAATTTTGTTACATTTTCCATACAATACTGCACTATTTTAGCAGCTTCTTCAGCTTTAGATTCTTCTACTTCAGCTATTAATTGATCATGTATTTGTGCTACAATTTGGCCAGCTATGTTAGCCTCTTTAAATTTTCTATTAATAGCTATTGCTGCCCTATTAACTATAGACGCTGCTAATCCTTGTATTTGTACGTTCATTGATCCGTTAAGCCCATTTTTATAATCTCTTTGGACTTCTTGCACTTTTTCTTTTCCATATTTTTTTTCTAATTCTGTCTTAAATTTCCAATCTAATATTCCATCTCCTAATTTACTATATATATTTTTTACTTTAGGAAGATGTCTTATCCTACCAACTTGTGTTTTTATGTACCCATTTAATTTTACATAGCTTCTAGATTCTTCCATCCATTTTTTTAAATTAGGAAACCCATCTAAATATCCATCTACAAGTACTTGAGCATCTTTTGCAGGTATATCTAATGTTTTTCCTAATGCATAAGCGCTCATACCATAAGGAATTCCTAAAGAATACGCTTTTGCTTTATTTCTTATTTTTGGATGGTGTTTTCTTAAAAAGTTATCTGCTTTTTTATCTGGAGAATAATCATACAACTTTTCTGTTTTTATTGCAATAGTACTATAAAAATCATGGTTATTTCTAAATATATCCATTAGTCCATTATCTCCTGATACATGTGAGAATACACTAGGTTCTAGAGACGCGTAATCATCATCTATAAATACATTTCCTTCATAAGGAATAAAAAAAGCTCTAATCATATTATTATACTCAATAACAATAGGATCTTCTTCTCCGTCTTCTTTAGGTCTAGGTAATTGTTGGGCGTCTGAACCATACCTTCCTGATACAGTTGCATGCTGTTTATAATAAAAATAATATTTGCCTTCTTCTTGATTATTTAAAAATCTTTCAATATAAGTAGATTTTATTTTTAATAATTTATTATATATTCTTAGATTTTTTGCCCACCCATATTTTGAAGAAATAGTTTGTATAAAATCATCATCAAATTGTGGTTTTCCTTTATCAGTTTCTGATAGTGGTTTTATACCTAAAGCAGAAAATGCTATTCCTCCCATATGATCTTTAGATTGAATATTGAAATAATTTCCATTATTATCTTCTTTCCAAAGCGCCATACTAACTTTAATAGCTATATCATCATCTAATAATATATCATTTCCAGATAATAAAAATTCTTTTATTTGAGAATCTGGTAATTTTTCTATATTTTTACTTGTTAAACTATATTTACCTGTTTTTTCTGCATACGGTAAATCTAATTGATTTTGTTTTGCTAGATATTGAGCAAATGATCCTCTATGATTTGCTGGGTATTGTTTAGTTGCTTTTTGAATAATCCAAGACCTAACATCTTCGTTATTTAATAATTCTTTTACGACTAAATCATGATATTTTTTAAGATCTTCTGTAATAGAAGAATAGGCTTTAGTAATTAAAGGTATATCTAATCTAACGCCTCTTTCTTCCATTTTAATTGTAACTTCTTTATATAAAGGCATTACCTCATCTTCAAAAAAGAATTTTTCTAATCCTTCATTTTTTAAAATTTCTATGTAATAATTATACAATCTTAAAGTAAGATCAGTATCTGCTGCTGCATATTTTGCTAAAATATTTATATCAGCTTTATAAATTTCATAATTATCTTTACTAGTAGATCCAAGATTAGCTTTAATAGAATTTTTTAATTCTAATTGTTCTTCATTTGCTTCTTTATCAATATCTAATCCTATATGTTGTTGAATAGATTTAGCTATTTCTTTTAATCCAAAAGGTTTACCAGAACCAAAACCAGCCCCTTCTTCTTGTACTGTATGCACTAATAATACTGTGTCTAAATAAATGCTTGGGATTAAATCAATCCCATAAAAGCAATTAACAAATCTACAATCAAAAGATAAGTTATGTCCAATAATTTTTTTATCTACTAATAATTGTATTGTTTTTTTAGCTAGATCATGGCCATTTATACCTTCTATTATATAATCAATTAATTCTAAACCATCAAAAATCATTGTTGGCATATAATAACCTTTACCAACTTCTGTTGATATAGAAAACCCTATTATTTTTCCTTTTCTAGGATTTAATGAATTAGTTTCAGTATCAAATGATATAATGTCATGAGATCTAATATCATCAATTAAACACTTTAATTTATCAATAGAGTCTATTAATACATAACTTTTTTCATTCATAAAACAAATATATAAAACTTTATTAAAAAAATAAATTATAATATCATAGTTGGGCTTCTTTCATTATAAGCTGTTTTGCTACATCATAAGATACTTCATATTTTTTTGTTTTACTAGTATTATCTTTTATAATATCTAATTCAGAACAATATACTATAAAGTTTTTAAGATCATTTTGAGTACAAGCTAATTTTTGATTTTTTATTAATAAAATCATTTTATTTGCAGATATAGTTTGATCTCCTATTTGTTTTTTCCCATTTTGATAATATAATTTTAATAGCTCTAAATTAAGCATTAATTGTTTATATTTAGGAGTATTTAATAAAACTTTAGTTTCATTATAAGATCCTAAAGTATAAAATGAATTAAAACCAACACCTAATATAATAATAAATTCTAAAAAGAAAGTCATAAATAAAAATGCACTATCATTTTCTTTATTTTTTTCTAATACTATTTGTGATTTATTTTCAGTTTTATTTTCTATATTAAATAGTTCTGCTTCTTTTTTTAATTGAATAGATGTTACTATTGAGTCTCTATATTTTCTATCTTGTTTATTTTGGGATGGCTGGAGTCTATAATATTCTATTTCTTTTTCATAGTATCTGGATATAGAATCTTTTTTATGTACAATATCATCGTCTACTTTATTTATAATAGTACTTGTATTGTCTATTAATCTATGGGCTCCATTTATAGATAAATAAAAAGACCCAGCAATTAATAATAGCGATACTACTAATCCTAATATAGTTTCTGATGTTAATTTTTTTATTTGTAAAATAGACATAGAAAACTGCTCTACTACAAATCTTTTTGTTAATTCATATCCTAATAAAAATAATCCTATAAAAATAGATAAAAATACATTTTGATATGGAAATAAATTAGGTAAAGTATCTACTATGGATTTTATAAAAAAATATCCAAAATATATTAAAAAGATATTTCCTAAAAAAGAAAAGTAATAAAGTATTTTATTTAAACTATAAAAATTTTTTTCTAATTTAAGTACTTCTATTCTTGTTTTTAGTTTTTCGTATTTTTCTATTTGCATAACTACTTTTTATTATAAGGCACTAATTTATTTAATTTAT